ATATTTTACGAAGTGGGAAAGAATGCATATTTATTATTTATGGAACGGAAAATTGATAATAAACTTATGGGATAATATTGAAGATGCTAAATCGTGGCTTGTGGAATTTGAAATATGGAAAAACAGAGCTAATAAAGAGGAAATTTTCAACACATAAAATGCCACTCCAACGGTTGCTGATAACGGTTCACTGCTATATTTCAGTAGCGGAAAATAAATCCTAGTCATTCGGAAATACCGAATTTCTACAAGTACAAACAAATTATTGAATTAAACCCGATAACCGCTATTGAATATAGCAGTTGTTATAAGTAGCTTAAATTATGAACGCAACCGAATTTAAAAACAAATTACTACTTCTAAACTTAAACCAAGCGGAGGTGAATAGAGTTAAAAATTTAACCACAAAACAACTGAAATTTAAACTTAGAGTTTATACCGAATTTAAAGAAATAACAGATGAAAATTACAAACAAGTTTGGTTTAAGTTAAACACGCAATTAGCTAAAGAAGATAAATTTCACAGAATACAAACGCACTCAATGAGAAATTCTAAAGGATTTACAGATTATAGTCATTTGGCTTATAATGGTGTCGCGGAAGACTTCTGATAAGTTACTTATAACGTTTTGCGGCTTGCAGAAGTGGCGGATTTAAAGACTGATTATTCAAACACAAACTAAACTTTAATTAAGAAACAATGCTTACAAGTACAAAATATTACCCGCCATTTTTGCAAACCGCTGTTAACTGCAGTACGGTTTTTCAAGAAGATTGTATGCAAACTATGGCACGTTATTCTGATGGTTATTTTGATTTAGCTGTTTGTGATATTCCTTATGGAATTAATTTAGGAAATATGGCTTTTTTAAAAGAAACCAAAACAACAGTTAAGCAAAAAAACGGAGTACGACTAAACCCAAATAAAAACAAAAAAGTTTATACTTCAAAAGATTGGGATTTAGAAACGCCAAGCCAAGAATATTTTAATGAATTGAAACGTATTTCTAAAAATCAAATAATTTTTGGAGTTGAATATGTGAATTGGGAAGGTTTAGGAACTGGCAGAATAAAATGGAATAAAGGAGTAGCCGAAGGAATGAGTTTTAAACCTTATGAAATGGCTTACTGCAGTATAATAGATTATGAAATGGAAATTAATCTATTATGGGCTGGAATGCAACAAGCAAAAAGCATTAGCGAGCCAATGACCTCGCAAGGAAATAAAAAGCTAAATGAAAAGCGAATACATCCTTGCCACAAACCAATAATGTTATATGATATAATTTATCAAACATTTGGATTTGATGGAATGAAAATAATTGATACTCATTTGGGCGGTGGAAGCAATAGAATTTCTGCTGATAAATTTGGATTTGAATTTGTAGCTTCTGAAATAGACAATGAATATTTTGAGAAACAAGAAAAGAGATTTTCTGATTACAAAAAAACGCCATTTTTACCGTTCACGTAGTATTGCAGTTAACGTTCATTATTGTACTTGTAGCGAGTAGAAATGAACGTTTTCCTGCCGTCAGGAAAACGATAAAAACAAGAATTACTAATCATTAAATTAAGCCTGATATAGCTATAAGTACAATATATTGTTATATTCTCGGCTTTTTTTCCACTAACAAAATAAATATAAAATTATGACTTATAATAAATATTGTGAAAGATATGATATGTGCAGAGAGGATAATCCTTGTATTACACAATGTGATTTATGCTATAAAATGGAATTGACAAATAAATCTACAAAAAATAAAATTGAAATTTTAATAAAGGAAATCGAAAAAATAGAAAATATGTACTTAGATAAAAAAGAAGTTTTAATGGAATTAAGAAGAATTCTAAAAAATAAATAAAATGGAATTATTTGAAGGGATTATTGCAATATTTGTAATTTATATTATTTATAAAACTGCATCATATTATGACGATAAAAATGAAAGAGAAAGAAAACACGACAAATAGACAGCCAGAGTAGCTTTCGCCAGAAAGTTGCTCGAAGCTGGAATATAACTACTTGCTAACCGCTATAAAAGTATTACTTTAATCTCGTAACACCATGAAACAGTACACTAAAGTCAAAGTTTTAAAAATCACTCATACACAACACGACACGTTAAAGAAGATCGATAGTTACGGGGTTAATGTAGCACAGTTTATTAGAGATGCAATAGCTGAGAAGATACAGCGAGAACATAAGGATCTAATACCGAAGCCGAAAAAAATATATTGTCCTTTTTAAATAAGTAGTATATTGTATTACTTTTTTTTGTATCTTTGGGGCTATGGCATACAGCAAAGAGGAAATATTAAAAGAAGCTATATCAGCTATTAAAAGTCACTCACTCTATTTTATAGATGATGTTGTGGCTTTTGTCGCTTGTAGTAGGTCAACTTTTTATGAGTACTTTCCTGCTGACTCGGATGAATCGGACAACTTAAAAGAATTACTAAATAGAAATAAAGTATCTATGAAAGTAAAACTAAGAACAAGACTAAGCGAAGGAGACAAAGCAGCGGAGATATTATCATTATACAAGTTGATTGCTACAGATGATGAAAGAAGGGCTTTATCAATGCAGCATGTAGATCATACAACTAAAGGAGAGAAGATTAACATCATCTCATTAGGATCAGGAACAAAGCCAGATGAAGCTAATAGGTAAACAAGAAAATGCTGTTTATTATCTAAAGGATAACGAAACAAAGGAGTTAATTTATGGAGGAGCAGCAGGTGGCGGTAAATCAGCTTTAGGGGTTCTTTGGCTTATTGAACAATGCCAGACTTATGAGGGGTCACGCTGGCTTATGGGTAGGTCTAAATTAAAAGCATTAAAGGAAACAACTTTAAATACGTTCTTTGAACAATCTACAGCCTTAAAAATAACAGACCAGTTTACATACAACGGTCAAGCTGGTGTTATTTATTGGAATAATGGAAGTGAAATATTATTGAAGGATTTATACGCATATCCAAGCGATCCAAACTTTGATAGTTTAGGGTCATTAGAGATAACAGGGGCGTTTATAGATGAATGTAATCAGATAACGTACAAAGCATGGCAAATTGTTAAATCACGTATTAGATACAAGATAAAGCAGTTTAATATAGAGCCTAAGATGTTAGGAACTTGTAACCCTGCGAAGAATTGGGTTTACGCTCAGTTTTATCTAAAGGATAAAAACAAGAGTTTAGATAGTGATAAGAAGTTTATACAGGCGTTACCAACTGACAACCCGCATTTACCACAATCTTATTTGGACTCTCTTTTGTCATTAGATGACAATAGTAAACAAAGGCTGTATTACGGGAATTGGGAGTATGATAACGACCCCGCAAAGCTAATAGATTACGAAAAGATACAAAATATCTTTACTAACGAATTTATCGAAGGCGGTCAAAAGTATATTAGTGCTGATATAGCCCGTTTTGGTAGCGATAAAATGGTTATAATGGTTTGGTCAGGGTTTAGAGTGATTGATATGTTTACGCTCGGTAAATCGAGTGTTACAGAGACAGCACAAGCGATTAGAGATTTAGCTAATAAACATAGCGTACCATTGTCGAATATTATTGCAGATGAAGACGGTGTAGGGGGTGGTGTTGTCGATATACTAAAATGTAAAGGGTTTGTGAATAATTCAAAACCGTTACCAGTAGAAGGTCAAATAGTGCAGTATCAAAACCTTAAAACACAATGTTATTTTAAGTTAGCCGAAATGATACAAACCGATAGAGTATTTGTTTTATGTAAAGAAAGTACTATTGTCGATGACATTACAAAGGAATTAGAGCAGGTTAAAAGAGATAAGATAGATAGTGATGGTAAATTACAATTGCTATCTAAAGAAAAGGTTAAATCATTTATAGGAAGGTCACCCGATTACTCAGATGCGTTAATGATGCGTATGTATTTTGAGTTTCAGCAGTCTTTCTTTACATTTTAATATAAACAAACAGTTAAATGGCAAACATTTTTACAAACTTCTTTTCTGGTGCAAAGGATAAATTAGCAGGGAAGAACGATTTTAATAAGGCATTTTTACAGTTTTTAGGTGGTGGCTATACGTCTTACGATAGCGACATGAAGACCTACATAGATAAAGGATACAATATAAATCCTGATGTGTACGCTTGTATCTCTCAAATGTCAGTTAAAACAGCTAGTGTACCATATTCTGTTAAACGTATTAAAGACAAGAAGTCTCATATAAAGCGTATGCAGCTCAATACAGCCACGAAAGGTAATGCGAGTATCATACAGCAGATTAAAACATTATCGTTGTCTAATAAGGCTTATGAGTCAGACGATTTAGCCTTTCCAATGGATGAGCCAAACAGTACGCAAACTTGGGTAGAGATTATATCACTTTATAAAACATACATAAGACTAACTGGAAACTGTTATTTTTATATGTTATCTCCAAAGGATGGAATTAATAGCGGTACACCCGTACAAGTTTACGTTTTACCAGCTCACTTAATGCAGATAGTAGTTAAGCCAAATGCAGATATGCTAACGGTTGAAAGCCCTATAGATCATTATATGTTAATCGAGGGAAACCAATTTATTAAGTTTGATGCAGAAGACGTTATACACGTAAAACTATCAAACCCAAACTTTGACTTTCAAGGCTCACACTTATACGGTCAATCACCATTAAGAGCTGCTTTAAGAAACTTAAACAGTCAAAACTCAGCTTTAGAACTAAACGTAAAAACACTTCAAAACGGGGGTGCATTTGGATTTATTCACGGTAAAGGAACGGCATTAACGCCAGACCAAGCGCAAAGCATAAAAGAACGTTTAGTTGAAATGGATAACAGTCCTGAGAAACTAAGTAGAATAGCGGGGGCAAGTGGGGAATTAGCTTTTACACGTATATCGCTAACTACAGACGAATTAAAACCGTTTGACTTCTTAAAGTACGATCAAAAAGCAATATGTAATGTATTGGGATGGTCTGACAGATTGCTAAACAATAGCGAAGGAACAGGACTATCTACGGTCGATTTAAACGACATACGTAAGGGCGTTGTAACTGATAATATACTGCCTGATTTGGTGTTGTTACAAGATGCATTTAACAAAGAGTTTTTACCAAGATTTAAAGGTTACGAAAACACTTTTATCGAGTGGGATATTACGGAATTGCCAGAAATGCAGGCAGATATGAAGATGATGGTGGAACAATTGGAGAAAGCGAGAGTAACGCCAAATGAAGTAAGAACTGCATTAAAGTATGAGACTTTAGACGACGATGGTATGGACGTTGTTTGGATGCCTACGAACTTGCAACGAATTGACGATGTTAGTGCGGTAATGTTTGATACAGTAAATAAGCAATAGTATGAAAAAAATAAATATGCTACTTAAAAATATCAAGTATTTAATGAATAATGATATTAGTAAAAATAACGCAGTATTTACTATATCTAGTAAAGATCTAGGTGAAATTTATACAAAATCAAGACGCTTTGATGAACTGGGATAAACAACAACGAATCTACGAGCGTAAAGCCTATAGGATAATTCAGTCTCACTTAAAAAAGATATTGAACGACTTACCTATTAACAACGTCTCAGAGACTACGCTTGAATACTTGCTTAACGGTAATATTACAGACGAAAAAGTAAAAGCGATGTTGTTAGAAGTCTATAAAACTATCGGTTTAGATTACGGTAATAAAGTCAATTTGACTTTTGAAAGAGTCAAAAAAGATAATATTTTATTTAATGATGGGTTATTAAAAGAAATTTTACTATTTTTGAATAACAAAGGCGGTGTAAGAATTACATCGATAAGATCGACTTTAATTGACTCTTTAATGCAAGAAGTTCAAGCCGAATTGGCTCGACAAGGTTCATTGATAAGCATAAGGGATGTTATTTACAACATAGTACGTAAATCGCAATCCTTTTACAAGTGGCAAGCCCTAAGAATCGCACGAACGGAAACCACTTTCGCAAGTAATTTCGCAGCGGTTAAGGCTTCTGACAATGCAGGGTTTGAAATGGTTAAAACTTGGATAGCTGTAAATGATGATAGAACACGTTTGGACCATGTAATAGAGAATATGCAAACGGTAGACTCAGATAAACCATTTGTAATGGCAGACGGTACTGAAATGATGTACGCAGGAGATCCAGATGCACCAGCAAGACAAGTTATCAATTGCAGATGTACGATAGGATTTGAAGCTAAAAGAGATAGCGAAGGAATGTTAATACTAAAATAAAAGATATGGATTTTAAGCAGTTGAGTTACGATTTAAAGGAGTTAGACGACACTAAGGGTGTTGTTGTAGCTTATGCAAATGCGTACGATTTTAAAGACAGTGATGGCGATATTTCGGCTAAAGGGTCATTTGATAAAACAGTAAATGAGAACTTTAAACGTATTAGAGTATTGAAAGACCACAACCCAACTATGATGGTAGGCGTTCCTTTAGTTATTAATCCTAAAGACGATTACGGGCTTCTTACAACTACTCAATTCAACATGAATAAGCCATTAGGCAAGGATATGTTTACCGATGTGAAATTAATGCATGATAACGGTTTAAATGCTGAGTTAAGTATCGGTTACCAAGTCATTCAAAGAGACGTAAAGAATAAAAGTATAATTAATGAGTATAAGTTAATGGAATATTCTTTTTTATCTAGTTGGGGAGCGAATGAATTAAGCACAGTACAAGGCATTAAAGGAATAAAAAGTACATACGGAATATTAGAATTAATTGAGAAGTCATACAATTTAGATTACTCAGACGAAAGATTGAGAGGTATTGAAACATTATTAAAAATGGCATCGATGGAAATGGATGGAGAAGATAACGACTCTAAATTTATTAACATGATGATACCGCACCATGAGGCAGCAATTAAAATGGCTAAAAAATATGAAAGTTTACTAAAGAATAACACATTAGTAAAAATGTCTAAAGATATTATAACATCTCAGTCGAAAGAGATTGAAATAATGAAAGCACTCAATAAAAAGTCGTTAGGAACTAACACTTTGGATGAGCCGCTTATATTTGATTTATTGAAGGGATTTAAAATTTAATTACAAACAACAACACAACAACACACAATGGAAGCATTAGAAATTAAAGCGGCTTTAGAAGGAATTAAAGCACAAGTTGAAACAAAAACAAGTGAAAACGCTGTAGAAGTGAAATCACTAATCGAAGCCTTAGAAGGTAAAATGACAGCAGATAAAGACGCTGCTGTATTGGAATTGAAAAACGATCTTAAAGCAATTCAAGACCATGCAGACAAATTGGATTTGAAATTACAATCTAAATCTACTCTAGAGAGTAAAGAAGACACTTTAGTAAAGTCTATCACTGAGAATTTCAAAGGAATTAGCGAAGTTCGTAAAGGAAATGCAGTACAAGTGAAAGCGGTTGGGGATATGGCTTTAACTACTAACTTAACAGGAGCACAACCAAAAGATTATAACTTTGATGTGGTTACAGTACCGGGTCAAATGGTGAATGTATCTGATTTAGTAGGATCAGTTGCAATCAGTGGGGGTACTTACACATTTGTAAGAGAATCAGGTGCTGAGGGTTCAATTGGAGCGCAAACAGAAGGTGGTACTAAACTACAAACAGATTACGACTTTCAAATGGTAGATGTGAACACAGATTTTATTGCTGGTTTCACTCGTTACTCTAAGAAAATGGCTAACAACTTACCTTTCTTAACTTCATTCATTCCTAACGCTTTACGTAGAGACTACGCAATTGCGGAGAACGCTGCTTTTAACACTGTATTAGCTGCTGGGGCAACTGCTTCATCTGAGATCGTTACAGGGAAAAATAAAGTAGAAATGTTAATGAATGAGATTGCGAAACAAGAAAATCTTAACTACCCAGTTAACGGTATTGTTGTTCGTCCTTCTGATTATTGGGATATATTGAAAACTGAGAAGTCTACAGGTGCAGGATACGGCTTGCCTGGTGTAGTAACTCAGGACAATGGAGTATTAAGAATCAATGGCATTCCTTTGTATAAAGCGACTTGGTTAGCTGCAAACAAATACTTTGTAGGGGATTGGTCAAGAGTGAACAAAGTAGTTACTGAGGGTCTTTCTTTAGAGTTCTCAGAAACAGAAGGAACAAACTTTGTTAAGAATAACATCACTGCTAGAATTGAAGCGCAAGTAGCTTTAGCTATCGAGCAACCAGCAGCGTTAATCTACGGAGATTTTACAGCTGTCTAATTAGTGGTGAAATAGATTAATAAAGAAGCCCCGTTACTTAATTGTAGCGGGGTTCTTTTTTTTATCTTATTTTGTAATCTATTATATTACTTTTTTTTGTATCTTTACGTAAATTAATTAAGATATGGAAAAATATAAAGTAATACACCCTTTTTATAAACTATCTGAGGCAAAGGATTATAAAGTAGGAGACGAAATAGAATTAAGTAAAGAACAAGCTAAAGAAATGGCTGTTTATGTTGACGTTAGTATTGACGAAAAACCAATAGAGAAAAAAGCTAAAAAATAATGAGTTATTTAAGCGTTATATCATTAGATAGAGTAAAGAATTACTTACGTATTGATTCCACTTTAACAGAGGACGATGCGGAGTTAATTTCTATGATTAACGGGGCTTGTCGATTTGTAGAGCGTAGGACTAATCATATATTTTTCACGCAGCCCAAAACATATACGGGGGCTTGTCAAGTAAAGGTTTATGATTATCCTATCGTCTCTATTATTACATCTCCTGCTCCATTTGTGGCTAATTATTCTTTATATGTGGTATATCCTGATGTTAAGACAGTTGATTTAAACGTTGGTTATGGTGCAGGAGAAGTGCCTGACGAGCTAATACAAGCTTGTTTACAGATGATTAAAGTATTTTACTACGAAAGTGAGAAACAAGTTAATAGCACTTTAATACCTGAGTCAGTAAAGGAATCAATAGATATTTATAGAAGATTTTTATAATGTTAGCAAGACAATACAGCCGAAAGATAGACATATACAAGACTGCAACCGTTCCAGATGGTTACGGAGGGAATACGGTTAATGATGTCTTAATTGGTTCGTATTGGGCGGAGGTTAAGCAAAATTCAGCGTATAAAGATAACTCTATTGGAATGGCTAATTTTAAAAACAACTACTCTTTTAAAATACGGGCTTCCTTAAAATTAGATATGGATATAAACAACCTATCTATTATCTACAACGGGCTTAAATACGTAGTTAATGATATTCGATATGAGGATGAATTATTTAGGTTCTTAAATATTACGGCTCATGGAAATTAAAGGCATTGGAGAAGTTGTAAAAGAGTTACGTTCTATCGGTGGTCAGATTGAAAAGTTAATTGATGCAGAAACGAAAGCCGCTGCATTTAAAATCGAAAAGGATGCTAAAATATACGCTCCTAAAAACTTCGGTAAGTTAGCTCAGTCGATCAGTCATGTAAAGATAAAAGAGTCTAACTATAAAATAACCGTGAATGAAATGTACGGGGGTTATATGGAGTTCGGAACGGGTGCAAAAGTTCAAGTTCCTGATGAGTTTAAAGATATTGCTAATAGTTTTAGAAATCAAAAAGGCGGTACGTTTGAACAAGGATTAGAAGCGATAAAAGTATGGTGTAGGGCTAAAGGAATAGACGAAAAAGCAGCTTATCCAATCTTTGCAAAGATATTAGGAGCAGGAGTTAATCCAAGACCGTTCTTATACCCCGCATGGATTAAAGGGAAAAAAGAATATTTAGAGAATTTAGAGAAAGTTTTAAAGAAATACGGTAACACATTTAGGTCATGATAAACCCAGATAAGTACATAAGGAAAGCGGTTTACAACCTAACGAATAATATAGTAGTAGATAGTAAGATTATACCTTGTTACGATAGCCGTATTGCAGGTAATGCTGATGTATTAAACTATATCCTTATGACTGCTCAAACAAAGGATGTGGATAAGGCTACAAAATGCGGTAATAGGTGGGAAACTTCTTTACTGATAGAAATATACACTAAAAGCAGTTCAGCAGGTAATAGCGGGTCAAGATTACTTTTAAACGACATAGAACAAGCGGTAACGGACTTATTAAATCCAAAGATAATAATAGAAGGATTTGAAACATTGATACAGAATATCACGTATGAAGCGAGCCTTGAAACGGTAACAGATACGGAGAACATATTTAGAAGTTTTTTAAGATTAAATTTAACACTAATATAAAAATAAAATGGCAGGAGCAATTAAAGGAGAAGTAGGGATTTTATCTATACACGATGGTACGATATACAGACCTATAGCGTGTTTAACGTCTAACGGATTAGATACAAATGTGAGCGTAATTAGCTCAAATACTAAATGCGATCCAGGTTTAACGATTAAGCAAGGTGGTATTTTTGATTATACGCTAAATGCGGATGGGGAGTATATTGATACTACATCTGTAGGTGGTCAAACAACAAAAGCATCACATGATTACTTACTAACTAAGCAACAAGCTAAAGCGGCTGTTACTTGGAAATATGATACAGGTGTTACAGGTGCGGTGTACTACGGTACTGCAATTATTACCTCTTTATCATTGTCACAAGGTGCTGGAGATGAAATAAGCTCTTTTACGTTGAGCATGGAAGGAAGTGGAGCAATTAGTTCAGTTAATCCAATCGTATAACCTATGAACAAAAAAACCATATTAGGAAGGGAATTTAGATTTGGAATAGGTTTCTTAAATGAACTATTGGATGGCACGGGTTTAACGTTAGATCAGTTAGGCAGTCAGGATGAAGTAGTGTTGATGCCTAAAATCATGTACTATTCTTTGTTGTACTCTTATTTGAGAGAAAATAAAGAGGTTGATTTTAGTATGTACGATATTAATGATTTGATTGATGACAACGGTGGTGTTGGTGGTTCTTTTTGGAATGATTTTAAACTTGCTTTTAACGAGTCAATGACAAAGAATGTGCCAGTTGACGAAGGTAAAAAAAAAGTGACGAAAAAGACATAGATTTTAAAAAAGATGTGATCTCTTTTGCTTGTGGCGAACTTGGAATTATGCGATTAGATGACGTTTTAGATATGTCATTTGCAGAGTTCCAAATTCGCCTTTTTGCGTATAAGCGCATCCAATTAAAAGAGTGGGAAAAGGTTAGATTTATGGGATGGTGTTCTACGATTGGTAGCCACCAAGACCCTAAGAAAATGCCTAAAAATATCAATGCTTTTATGCCGCTGGATTTAGATAATAAGAAAGTAACCAAAGTTTCTGATGCTATGAAAGAAAGATTTTTAGAAGAATATAAAACATACTTAACACAGGTAAACAACAATGGCTAAACTCGAAGTAATTATAGGTGCGGATAGTTCTGAATTAAATGCAGAAATTGTAGCAGCAGAAAAAAAGATTAAAGACCTCGCAAAAACTAAGATTTCCAATATAAAATTAGGAATAGACAACACTAGTTTAAACAGGGATATAGCAACGGCAAAAAAGGATTTAACAGGGTTAAGAACAGCGGTTAAAGATGTGGGTCAGTCTTTTGACGCAATGAAAAAGCCTATTGCAAATGGGGGTAATACCTTAATGCAGTTTAGTAGGATAGCACAAGACGCACCGTTTGGTATTATGGGTATTGGTAACAATATCACGGCAACTGCTGAGAGTTTCTCTTATTTATCGGCAAGCTCTGGAGGTGCTGGAAATGCATTAAAAGCGGTGGCAAGTTCTATGACTGGTGTAGGGGGTATTTTATTAGCGGTTTCATTAGTTACGTCTGGTTTAACTTATATGAGCCAAAACGGCATAACTGTAGGGGATGTGTTTAGTAAGTTAACGGGTGATTTTGATGCTTTTGGTAATGCAATGACAAAAGTATATGAAGAAGCCAAGAAGTCAGCAGCCGAGCAAATTGTAACAACAAAAGGATTAATTGCAATTGCACAAGACGAAACCAAGTCAAAAAGGGAGCGTTTGGATGTTGTGGATATGTTACAAAAACAATGGCCTAAATTTTACGGTCAGTTAACAGCTGAAAAGATAATGTACGGTGATTTAACAGCCGTTACAAAAGAATTAACACAAGCGTTGGTTAATAAGGCGATTGCTGAAAAAACAGCCGAGAAAACAGCTGATGCTACAGTTGCATTATGGAAAGCAAACGGTAAGTTAATTAAAGGTAAAGAAGAACTTGCAAAAGCTGAGAAAATTTACAATGATGCGGCTAAAGACCCCGAGAAAATACAGTCAATGCTATTTTATGCAAAGAATGTAGACAACGCAAGCGAAAGGGTTAAATCAGCACGTGAGGAGGTTTTAAAATTCAACAAAGAAGTACAAAGAGGTCAAGATATTATTGATTTAGCCTCAAGAAGAGGGTCAAAAGTAATAGCTCCGCCTGTTACGGTTAAAAGCACATCCGCACCAAAGGCGGTAACACAAGTTCCACGAGATCAGCAGCCGATTGATAATAGTATTTCATTAGTTGGATTAGCTGTTTTATCAAATACAGGTGCGCAAATTAAAACTACTATGGGCGAAATTAGACAAGCAGTGTCTAGTGAAACCGTAGCAATGACTGAGTTATTATACAATTTTAATAACGAAGCGAGCATGATTATAAGCGAATCAATAGCAGGTACTTTTTCAAATCTAGGCTCGGCAATAGGGGAAGCATTGGCAACAGGTGGCAATGTTTTAAAATCGATAGGAAGTACAATATTGCAAGGTATTGGTAACTTCTTGTCTGATTTGGGTGGAATGCTTATTAAATACGGTACTTTGGCGGTTGTAAAAGGTAATTTAGATTTAGCCATATTAACAGGCGGACCAGTATCTATTGCGGCAGGTATTGCTGCTATTGGTGTGGGTATAGCATTAAAGGCAGCTGGTACAATGTTAGGAAAAGCAGCGTCTAAGGGTTCAAGTCAAGGTAGCGGCTCAGTTAGTACAGGCGGTAGTTATTCAAGCCCTAGCGGTGGTAGTTATGCATCCTCAAACAATAGCGGTGGCGGTTCAGTAGTCTTTGAAATAAGCGGTCAGTCATTAATAGGGGTGCTTTCTAATACCTTAGATAAAAACACTCGTTTAGGGGGAAGTTTAAGCCTTAGTAATTGATAAATCAAGCCCCTTTAATTAGGGGTTTTTTTTATGTCTAAATATCAAATATCTAGTACATTGTATTACTATTTTTCGTATCTTTGAAACATGGCTAAAAAAATAATTATATCTTTTAACAGTTTACCTACTTTAGGGAACGCTTTTAATTATAATATATCCATAAACGGATCTAAAATAGTTTATAACAGTGGTGTTAATGAGGTAAATACTGTTTTTAAATCAGTCGCTTCTACAAGTAATCCTCCACAGTCTATTAATATTGGCACAACGATTGAGGAATGTATTAATCAATCTATTTTAGTATTAACTACTTACTTTCAATACCCTAGTATATCTTATGTTATTGTTGATAATACTATTGAGGTTTTAATTTCAGATAATAACATCGCAATTGAATTGTTATCAAACGGAAGTAGTATAACGACATCATCTAGTAATATAGCTGTTACATCGGCTTTAAAGTACTTTTTAGAGTACGAAAACATTGTAAATGATGTTTATAAATGTAACATTTTACAAAAAAATTTCACAGGAGAGCCAGTACAGATTTACGGTAACGTAGCTATTGAAAAAGCAAGTGCGAAAGATCATTTAGAGCCTATAAGAGGCACAGGGTTGACTTTGAATTTAGAAGCCACGAAAGACTTGACTTTAGAGGATTTATATACAGAGGATGAGCAAGAGTTTACCATACAGCTATATAAAAATAATAATCTTATTTTTTCTGGGTATTTAAAACCTGATGGCGTTTTTCAAGATTACGTACGTGACGAATGGATTATAACATTGGATTGCATTGATGGCTTAGGGGCATTGAAAAACCTATCATTTGTAAAAGAAAATGGGTATCACTTTACTGGTAAATTAAGCGCATTAGACATTATTTATAATTGCCTAAAGCGTAGTGGAATACTATTAAAAATCAATACGTCTGTTAATATCCTTTATGATGGTTTAGAACCTAGTAATAACTTAGATATACTAGCTAAAACGTACATAAATGTAGATAGATTTGTTAAAACAGATAACGAAACTATCATGTCTTGCTATGAGGTTTTAAAATCAATTTTAGATGTGTTTTGTGCTGTTATTACTCAGATAGATGGCGAATGGTACATATACAAGCCAAACGAATTATATAAAAGTGCTTACCCTTTATTTCGTATTTACGATATAGATAATACTTTTTTAGGTACTAAGGTAATCAATGTAAATAAAACGTTAGGATCACAAATTGACAACTTTTATCCACATCATAGCGGAGCGAATCAAAAGATTGAAATAAAGGGGGGTGTTAGTGCTTTTAGGATTGGATATAAATACGGGTTTGTAAAAGGATTAATAGAGAATAATACGTTTGTTCATATTCTCAACGATTACAGCCCTTGGATTTATCAAAACCCAGCAGTAGGAACGGTTTTAAATGATGGCTCAGGTACAGGAATTAAGATAAAAGCAAAAACTTCATCAGCAACAAAAGTTAAGATATTGTTATCTGAAAATATACCTTTAAATACGGGTGATTCTTTTAATTTCACTACAAATTTAACCGCTATTTCAGATAAGATTACTTTTTATTTCAAGGTAAAAATAGGAGGTTATTATTTGAATAAATTAGGGGAATGGGTGGCTTATGATAATTTTATTTCTTTTAATCTAGGTTCTAGGGCTTCGCTAGAATTAAACAATACCGTAACGGAAACATTTAATTTTAATTGCAAAGAATTGCCAGTAAGTGGTGATTTAACCATTGAGGTATGGAGCGTACACCGTACTTTTTCGCCTTATGCTAGCGAAATACCTTACGGGGTTGTGAACAAACTAGATATTATAAATACGTTTGATGGGAATAATAAAGTTGGGGAATTTCACACCGTACAACGTGCCGTTAAGATAAGTTCAATCATAAAAGATAATAAAGAAGTCTTTAACGGTGATAACGCAGGGATTGTTTACTACGGTGCTTTGTTTAAAGAGGATAAAACAACACTTACTCAGAATTGGCATAGGAGTTTATTTTTAGGAAATTACCCACTTTTAAGAATAGCAGCAGAGGAGGAATTGAGAATAAGCCAGAAGCCTTTAAAGGTGTTTACAGGGGATATTTATGGAAACATTGATTATTTAAACGTGGTAAATATTAATAATGTAGGAGAGAAGTTTATGGCTATTGAGTGGAGTTTTGATACTAAAAGTAATACCAACAGGGTTAAATATTTAGAACTTTTTGCAAAAGAAATATCTGACATTAATTATAATTTCACTTATGATTATGGAGAAACGGTTAAACCAACAATAATAGGGTAATATGGAGTTTATAAACGGGGAGGATAGAATACTGTATTTAAAAATCAATGGCGCCTATATGCCTATTGGCTGTTTGACTGAAAACTCATTTGATGAAAGTGCCGAAATGTTAGAAACAACCACAAGGGATAACGGGGGATGGAGTACATCGAGACCTATAATTCAACAATATAGTATTTCATTTAGTGGTATTCAGCTAAATAGTACTGTTGTAGGGGGTAATTTTACAGTAGCGTCTTATGATAAATTAAAGAAGCTAAAAAGGGATAAAATACAGTTAGAATGGAAATTACAAGGTACTTTATATCCTGTAGTGGATTATGGATTTTGCTACATAAACAACTTATCAGAGGGTAATGTAGTTAATGAGTTTATGACTTTTACGGGGTCATTAACGGGGTACGGTAAGCCGTTAATCACATCACTAGGCACTACATTGTTAAACAATGGAGACCCTAACACAATTATAGCGACAGACACAAGTGGAACGGAATTATTAAGAACGAGTAAATTTTAAAAAATGGCAATAAATCCATTGTTAACAAATACGGTAAGTGTTGGAGAATTACCACCAGCACAAATAATGCCATCTAGCTTAATAGCGCATGAAATAGCGGGCGAACTTAAACAAGATACGATACAAAGTTTAATAAATATACTACAAGCGAGTTCGGTTAGTTATCAATACGAAATCAAAACACTAAGACCACCAAACGCACAGTATATAACTGATAATTTTGATATGGCTATAGGTTCAAATCAAGGTTTGGGATTAGCTGGCGGGCTTTGGAATGGATGGGCTATTTGTAACGGCAACAATGGCACTGACAATTTAGATGGCTTGACTAGTATAGGTTACGGAGCTGTTTATAGTACTATAGGAGCGCAAGGAGGGGCGAAAACGCATACTTTAACACTTAACGAAATACCATCTCATAGCCATACGATTAATGAGGTGTACAATGAGAATAATGTAGGTACTAAAGTAGGAAGCGGAGGGGGTGCGCTTGAAGCGGTAGGAACTCAAAATGTATCAAGTGTTGGGGGTGGTTTAGCCCACAATAACATGCAACCTTACATTGTAGAATTGAAAATTATGAAATTATAAATATATGTCAATAGATCCAAATTTAATTAACACGGCTAGAGTAGGTGAGTTACCGATTGGTTCGGTTTCTTTAACCAATAAAATAGCGCACGAAATAAGCAACGAACTTAAACAAGCTACAGTACAAGAGCTTGCAGATGTTATAGGGGCTTATTTAGGTACTACAAGCGGTTTAGCTTTTAATCCTATAACCGTAAGCGATGGGCAAACACTACCAAACACAACGTCTAACGAATGGGTTTTAGTGGGTAAGGGTACTTTTCCAAATGTAGGGGGTGGAGCAACAATCACCACTACAGAGGAATTGAACGCTTTAGTTAGTAATGGTTCAACTTGGAGCGTAGGGGTTGAGATACCTGTTAATGTAGAGTTAGCTGGTATTGTTCAAACAATTAGAGAAGGGTACACGCAAACCACACCAAGTGAGGATAAAGTTTTTAAGGCTTTACAGTTAAAAGCCGACTCGTTGACTTATGATAATATTACAGCTGCCTTAGGTTTTACTGCTGAGAATGCTGCTAACAAACAAAACAGTTTATCAACTGATGGAACAGGAGCAAAGTTCCCTACGGTGGATGCTGTTAAAAACAGATTTGATAATTATACTACTCAGAGGTCTACTATTTCAGAGATTAGAGTAATGGCTGGCGATTTAAGAAACAACCTTTTTTACACAACAGATTTAGGACAAGAAGGAAATTGGTATTATGACGCAACAGATACAATGAGTGCTGATAATACGGGGACTGTTTTAGTTACTGCTGATGGGAAAAGGATTAAAAGGATTTTTGATGTTTTAACACCAGAAATGTTTGGATGTAAAGGTGATGGAATAACTGACGATGCCACTAATTTACAAAAAGCATTGAATTTAGGTTTACCTATTAATTTTAAACACGGCTCTAACTATTTGGTTTCTGCTGGTTTTACCATTACAGATAAAGACGTGATAATTAAAGGGAATAACTCAAAAATAACTACAACAAATGTATCTGATAACTATATAATAAATCACTTAGTAACTAATAATACTAAGTACAATGTTAATTCAATCACGCAGGGAGTTGTAGGAATAAATACTTACACAACTATTGTGTTTACAGGCATTATTTCAGGTATAAAAAAAGGGGATATAATGAAACTTTTTTCTTCTGACCTAGCGATAACAACCGTTGCGAATGTATATAAAGGGGAGTTTGTTTCGGTAAATAATGTTTCAAATGATGGAACAAATACAACTATTACTGTTTATGAAAAATTAGATTACACATATTTAACTGATATTAAAATAGCTAAAATAAAAAAATATACAGTTGATATAAAAGACCTTACTGTGTATTCTGGTTCAGAAACTCACGCTTTAGGATTTGCGTATTTAAAAGGCACGTATAATGCTAAGATAGACAACGCAGTGGTAAATAGGACAGACTGGCCGTTCATAACCGCAACAGGATGCTACAGACCTACAATCATTAACCCCGTTGTCAATTACGTTGGCGACTCTATTGATGGCAATAGTTCAGTAGTTAACGCAATTGGGTATGGTATTAACGACAATAACTGTTATGGCTTACAAATAATTGGCGGGAATCTATCAAATTTAAGGCACTCTTATACTACTGGCGGCAGCGTGTCAGATTTGAGCGACTACGACCAATACGGAGAGAGTAACGGGTCGATAATTAGCGGGGTTGTTGCTAAAAATTGCCAAACGGCTTTTGACACTCATGAGCCGGGATATAATATAACGTTTAATAATTGTCACGCTGACGCATCAAGAATTGGATTTCAAACAAGGTCGAGAAATGTAAAGATAAATAATTGCACAACTAACAATGTAACTACGGGTGTTAATATTAGAAATTTAAACGGGGTTTCCGCTTCTGAAAATAACGGTATTTACATTAATAATTTAGTTATGAGTGGAGCGTCCGACGTATCTATTCAAGCTACTAATATAGTAAGTAATGATATATCTTATATTAGGATTAATGGAGGGCATTTAATAGGTAATCTGAAATTGTACGATTCAAATACTATTATTAAAAATAGTGATATTTTTGTAAGTCAAAAAAATTCTGGTTGGGCAACTGTAAATAATTCTAGGTTAGAAGCTTACAGATTAAATATCACAGGAACAGTTGATGCTTTTGCAGGGGTTACTGCTGAAAGTACAGACCCTTGCTATATTAAAACTAAAGATTTAACGATAGATATAAGTACAAGTTCGGTAGTGTATATTACACGAGCTACAAGCGGTAGTGTTAATAAAACGGGTATTTTTGAAAACACGACTTATTTAAATGCAAGTCCTTCAATGTCAGAAGCTACAGCAACAAGACCGTATACTGGAGACGATGCGTTTTTAAAATTTAAGTTTTCGTTTAAAAAAGAGTATGCGGACGGAACGGCATATGAGGAGAAGTATAGTAATAGACTAGTAGTTAGACCAGATATTTCAAACAAGATATTGTTTGGAAATAAATATATAATGGATGATATTATTACGGTTAGGTTTAGTTTGCTAACTGCAAATTCAAGTATTGACACTATTGACATAGGTACTCATCCAGGTCAATTAATGATTCTTACAAACCCGAATAACTTTACAGTAACATTCAATAATATTACTAACATTGCTGGAGACAACAATGCGATAATGAAGGCTCAATCTACTATGATACTTGTTTACGATGGTACAGGTAATACTTGGACTTCTTTGAACAATTCATTCGATAGATTAAGAGACAAGCCCACAACAATAACAGGCTATGGTATTACTGACGCATTTATTAATAAAGGAGCTATCTCAGATAACACTAACTTAAATACTGTAACTTCTTTAGGTAATTATTTTAGGGGTTCTAATACAGGAAACACGACATCATTAAATTACCCCTCTACTTTAAAAGGACACTTATTAGTGTATCCATTTACAAGTAGTGAATTGATACAGATATACGTTGATTCAAACGGCACGATGTTTAATCGAATAAATAATTCTTCAACTTGGGGTGTTTGGTATCAAAATAGCGGGTTAAAAGCTTATACTATAAGTGGCTTGCCTACTGGGAAAGCTGGAGATACAGCGTACGTTGTGGACGCATTATCTCCAACTTATTTAGGCACATTAACACCTGGAGGGGCTGTAAAATGCCCTGTATTTTTTAACGGGACAGCTTGGGTATCACATTAATTAAAATAGAATGAACATAATATTAGAAAATATAGCTTTATTCACCTCCTTATTAGGGGGTGGTGGGGTTAATTAAAATTTGCAAATGAAAAACATCTATAAATCTTGGAAAACCACCCTATTAGGCATTGTCTTAATAGGTTGTGGTTTAGGTTATGTGTTTGTAAATGCATCGCCTGACTATATATTAATGAGTATTTTAATAGGGGTTGGAATTGGGTTAGTTTTTTCTCCTGATAGTGTAATTGATTTGTTGAATAAAAAGAGTAAGGAAGTGTAATGGTTGAATATTGGAAAGATGGTCTGTATCTAGTAGGTATCTTAGTAGCTTACTCAACAGGGAATAAATCAAAAAAAATAGCAAATAAAGGGGGTGAACTTGACAATCTATTAAAGTTTCAAACCATGTACGACAAGTTCACGCAAGATGCCGAGAAAAAATACGACGAATTAAACAACCGTATCGAGTGTCTAAGTGTCGACGTGTCGAATTTAGAGTTAAGAAATGCTATTATAGTTGAGGAATCCCAAAACTGGAAAGAGAAATTTAGCCAATTACAGAAATTATACGATAAATTAAAAGCAGAATTTGAAGCCTACAAAAAAAAACATATAGTAAAATGAGACTAGACGAAAACGGATATAAATTAATTACTCAATTCGAAGGATTAAGTTTAAAGCCTTACTTAGATAGTATTAAAGTACCCACTATAGGTTATGGTAATACCTTTTATTTGAACGGTAAAAAGGTAACCATGTTAGATAAGCCAATTACTAAAGAAGAAGCCTTAGAGATGTTTAAAGTTATTGCGGACGGTTTCGCTAGGCAGGTAGAAAAGAAACTAACCAAGCCTGTAAAACAAAATCAATTCAATGCGTTGGTTTCGTTGGCTTATAATATTGGAGTAGGTAATTTTTACAAGTCCACATTGTTGAGGTACGTTAATCTTAACCCAAACGATGGTAATATTGCGAAAGAGTTTTTAAGATGGAATAAGGCTGGCGGTCAAGTATTAAACGGTCTTACAAATAGAAGAATCAAAGAATCAGCACTTTATTTTAAAAAATAATTAAAATGTAGTATATTATATTACATTTTTTGTTATATTTGGAAAACTTTAAAACCTAAAACACTATGTATGACAATCTAAATTTCGCAAAAAAGTATCTTGAAATGGAAAGCCCTGAGAATATCAGGAGGGAATTAACAACAGATTTTGAATTTAAGAAGTGGTTAAACACTTTCGGGAAAGATGATTTAGTCATGCAGTTGACAAAGTTTGAAGATGCAGAAATGTATGAAGATTGCACTATAATTAATAAGATACTACAAAATAAAATCAACACAATTACGGTCAATCACTTCGACGAACTATGAAAAAAGCCTTTATAATCGCATTAATAATATCTCTTTTAATGCTAACATTCTTAAATGGATGTAGTCGTAAAGTCGTTAACAATAAATCAGTTGAAAAAGTAGAGACCGAAACGACACAAAAGGCGGTTATTACCGAAACTATCCAAGATAAAAGCAATACTAATATAGTAGTTGATTCGGAAGGTTTTTCAGCAGAACCTATAATTGATTCTATACCTATGATTGTTAACGGCAAAAGCTATTTTAACGCCCGTATTAAGACAGTTAAAAGCAAAGCGAACACTAATACTTTAAAAGATATTACAACGGCTAAAAACGCAGTAATTGAAGCGAAGGTAAAAGAGAATATTACTAAAGAAACCAAATTAAAAGAAACCAAGAAAGAGGACTATTCGATACTATACTTAATGGGTATCGCATTAGTCTTAATCGCTGGGTATTTATATTTCGAATTCAAGTAAACCAAACTAAACCAACTATGAGTAAATGGAAAGATTATGAAGACGAAATTATCAATCTATTAGAAGAACTGAACAATACACAAATAGCTACCGAGATACTGGTTAACGGAACGTATAAAGAAATAGAATCGTTTAGAAGGCATATTGCAAAGGTTAGAGACGTGAAACCCGCAGATAGGAATATAATTAAAAGAAAGCTAAAGAAAACGCATATTGAGCCATACAAAAATGGAAACCCCGATAATATTTTAGTTATTGGAGATTTACACGCCCCTTTTACTTTACCTAAATATTTAGCCTTTTGCCGTGAACAACAAGAAATATATAATTGCGGTACGGTAGTTTTTATTGGAGACATAATTGATAATCATTATTCAAGTTATCACGAGACAGACCCAGACGGTTACTCAGCAGGGCAGGAGTTAGACAGAGCAATAGAAATGGTTTCTGATTGGTATTACACGTTCCCTAAAGCAACTGTTATAATAGGGAATCACGATAGACTTGTTTATAGGAAAGCGTTCAGTTCTGGAGTTTCTAAGCGTTGGATAAGAGAATATAAGGACGTTTTAAACACTAAAGGCTGGGACTTTGTGGAAAACATAGAGTTGTTTGATATCAACTTTAATCATGGAGAAGGAGGTACTGCTAAAAACAGAATGAAAACAGAACTACAATCACAAGTACAAGGACATTTACATTCTCAGCTTTATGTAGAGTATGCAGTAGGTGCTAATTTTATAGTATTTGGAATGCAAGTTTCTTGCGGAGTAGATATTAAGAGTTATGCAATGGCGTACGGTAAGAACTATAGAAAAAGCGCAATAGGATGCGGTGTAGTGCTTAACAAAGGAACGCTACCAATAGCGATTCCTATGAAAATGTAAAAGATTAGTTTTTCATAATTTTGGTTTTTTAAAACGGGATCTGGTTAATCCCTATCTAAACCCTCATTAACTTGGGGGTTTTTTTATGCTCTAATGTCAACAAAACCGCTTCAAATGTTAAAATTTACCAAAAAAGACAACATTTTCTTTGAAAAAGATTGCGTAATCAAAAGTAAGTCTTATATTTGTACTCAGATAACAACTAAAAAATATAAATTATGTACAAACGTAAAAATGACTTATAATGAAAAAAGAAAATAGGGGAGGGTATAGATTGAAATCTGGTGCGAAATTAAAATATAACGAGCCTACGAAAACAATCTCTACAAGAGTACCAGAGAGCAAAGCACAAGAAGTAAAAGTAATGATAAAAGAGTATTTACAAAAATTTAAACGAAAATAATTATGGAAGCAACACACAGCATTAAATACGGAGGTTTAGAATTAGAAGTGTCAGGAGAGTTTGAAAAAGCAGAACCAGAAGTAGGATATAAAGGTGGATGGTCTTATTGGACTATTCAATCAAACGGAGTTGATATCTCTTGGATGTTGAAAGACGACGTTATAAACCAAATCAATCAAATAGTAATCGAAGAAAATTATTAATTATGAACAAAAGAAAAAACAACCCTGAGAGCATTTTCGAGATGGAAGCTAGATTAAAAATTGAAGCTAAAAAACTATCCAAAGAGCATATAGATATTAAACCAATTAAATACTTATTAAAATGAAATCAGGATATACAGTAAGCAGCGGAATATTAAAAGGAGATAATTTTATAGAGGTTGTCAATTACCAAGATTCAAATGCAGTCTATAATCTAGGATGGATTTACGGAGATAATATCACAAGATTTAGAGACAAAAATACTATTGGAATGTGGAAAGTTAAACAACAAAAATAATTATGAAATCAACACTTAATAAATTCATGCAAGATGTCACGTTCAATTGCTTAATACACAATCTAGGAATTGAACCCGCACCAAAGGAAACCCAAGCAGATAAATTCAATGAATGGATGCGAAAGATGGGAAATATACATTACCACGATCACGATGCAATGATTAGAGCGTACGAAAAAGTAAATAATCAATAAGATGACAAAAGACGAAAAACTAAAAGTAGGGATGTTAATATTTATTATCTTTATTTCCTCAATCCTTATAGGGCTTTTAACCCTAGTATTTAACCATTAAAAACAGAAATTATGAAAAATTTAGCAACAGCATTGGTAAAGGCTCAAAGCGAAATGAGCAACCCGACAAAGGGAAATACAAATCCTTTTTTTAAGTCAAAATACGCTGATTTAAACGCAGTAAGAGAGGCAGTCATTCCTGTACTAAACGCAAACGGAATAAGTGTATTACAGCCGTTAGTTAACGTTAACGGCAAAAACTTTGTAAACACTATTCTACTGCATGAAAGCGGTGAACTAATGGAAAGTTTTACCGAGATAGTTTACAACAAGCAAAACGATGCGCAAGCACAAGGAAGCGGAATTACATACGCAAGGCGTTACGGACTTCAAAGCTTTGTATGCGTAGGAGCTGACGACGACGATGGAAATAAAGCCAGCCAACCCGCAAAAATTGATATTTTAAGACTTGAAACGAAATTAAAAGCAGTTTCTACTATTGGCGAATTGGGAACGGTTTATAAATCCTTCACGATAGACGAGCAAAAAGCCACAAAGGATTTAGCTACTGAACTAAAAGAAAAATTAACCTTAAAAACAGCGTAATTATGGGAACAAGTAAAGAAATATTTTGCATAATGCGTGAGGAACAATTTAACGCTATGCAACAACACGAAAGAGAAGCTTTAATATACGTTGAATTTAGAGAACAAAACGAGTACGAAAACAACAAAGACGATAAAAATTATTTAACGCTTAAAAAAGCAGAAAAGAAGTCTAAAAACGATTTACAAACATACTTATTCAATAAAAGAAATAACAATTAAATAAATAATCAAAATGGAATTAAAAGGCAAGATTAAAAAAGTTTTAGAAGTACAAAAGGGAACGACTAAAGACGGTAAAGAATGGCAAAAGTTAAACTTTATAGTTGAAAATAATGATGGGTATGAAGGTAAAGAATCTATCTATTGTTTTGAGATATTCGGAGAAGAAAAAGTGCAGAATTTCAATAAGTTTAATAAAGTAGGAGACTTGGTAGATGTTAGTTTTAACATATCGACAAATGAATGGAACGATAAGTATTTCACGAGTCTACAATCTTGGAAGGTTTTTAAAGCAGAAGGACAAACACCACAGCAAGAAGCACCAGAACCCGCTACAATATCAGAAAACGAAAGTGATGGACTACCATTTTAAATTTTAAACAATGAAAAAAGTCAAAATAATAACATCAGTAGTTAACGGAAAGTTTACACGCAATAGAACAATAGTATTACAAGCCATTAATTCATTTAATAATGCTGATGTTATTTTGACTTTTGATAAACCAAAAAGGAAAAGAAGTAATAGTCAAAACTCTTATTATTGGGGTGTACTTATCCCTTTAATGCAATCAGGAGCGAAATATCTTTGGGGCGAAGTTTGGAGCATCGACAAGGCGCATAAACACCTATCTAATAAATTTGTATTCCATGAAAGTATAAACGAAAAGACGGGCGAAATAACGCAAACACCAAAGAGTACAACAGAAAATACAACAACAGAATGGGAGATATACATGACCGAAATTAGAATTTATTTATTAGAAGATTTTGATATTAATGCTCCTGAGCCTAACGAAATAACAACAATTAATTTTGAATAAAGCACCCAATCCAAGACGCTGCAAAGTTTGCGAAACCGTATTTATTCCTGCAAAATTCATGCAACAAATTCTTTAAAATAAAATTAATAACGTAGTATATTATATTACAAAATGTCGTATATTTACTTAGTTATTAATTGCGCTAATAACATCAAAGAAATTAATTTAATCTAAATGTTAGTAGGTGCGCAATACCGAAAGCATTTAGATTTTTTTTGTTATGAAAAGTTTAGAAGAAAAAAAGGAATATCAACGAAAATGGAGATTAGAAAATAAACAGAAGATATCTGATTATCAAAAAAAATGGAGGTTAGAAAACAATACATATTGTAAAAATTATACCATTGAAAATAAGATAAAAATAAATGATCGCTCAAAAAAATGGGCTTTAAGTAATAAAGATAAAGTTGCTGAATATTATATTGAAAACAAAGAAAAACTTAGTTTAATGAATAAAATATACGCATCAAATAATAAGGAAAAAAGAAATAAACAATCAATAGTAAGAAGAAATAGTGAGCCACTTTATAAATTAACTTGTTACTATAGGAATAGAGTTAGTGCGGCAATTACGGCTAAAAGTTGGAAAAAAAATAATAGGCATAAAGAAATACTTTGTTGTGATTATCAAACAATTAAGGAACATTTTGAAAGTAGATTTACAATAGGAATGAACTGGGGTAATCACGGAGAATGGCATATAGATCACATAATACCTTGCTCAAGCGCAAAAAATGAGTTTGATTTAATTAAGCTGTTTCATTATGAGAACTTACAGCCTTTATGGGCTAAGGATAATTATATAAAAGGTAAAAGTATTTTGTAAATGATTCAAATAAAAGAAAAGCCATGCAAAGGAATAGGAAAGGCTTACGGATTTATAGGATGCGGAAATAAAACAATGTATCGTACTTACGGACTTTGTATGAAATGTTACCCTAAATTTTTACAAGAAGATGAAAGGGGAAAAGTAATAATATACAATGCAATAAATAAAGTACAAAAAACACGTAAAGACTTTGAAAAATTAGGACTTGAAGATAAGGAAAGAACAGCATTAAAGAAAGCACATAACACCACCAAAACAGTCGTTCACGCATACGTAAGAGCAAGAGATGAGGGTAAACCTTGTATTAGTTGCAATAACGAATGGAAGCCAAATTTTCAAGCGGGACACTTTTACGCAGCAGGAAGTTATGAAACTTTAAAATACCATTTACATAATATTTCAGGACAATGTGAGCAATGTAATTTAAGGAAAGAAGGAAATTTTGCAGGGTACTCTTTGAACTTGCCTAGTAGAATAGGATTAGAAAACTATAATGAATTAGTAAGACTCGCAGGAATTGATAAACAGAGGTCTAAAGTTTGGAATTTAGACAATTTAAAAGAAGTTAGAAATAAAATTAAAGAAATAAAATGATACCAAACAACGCAAAAGAAACACACATTAAACTACTGGCTCAGGTCTTGTTTAATTACATAAATGATTTAAAAGCAGACAACTATTTCACTGGTAAATTTAAAATGTTTGTCAATTCATTTATTAATCAATTAGCGGAAGTAGAGAAAAAGAATTTTGATAAAGCATTAGAATTAGAAGAAGAAGCTGCAACGATTACCTATGATGTAATAGATAATTTTTACAAACAAATGGCATCCGTTCCTGTTTGGGATATGCAGAACATTGGTCAAATAGTAGAAGCATACTATACGGATCAAAAGAGTATCGAGGGAATCACTAAAAAAATATTAAGATAATGAAATCAACAGTACAAATAGCTCGTGAATGTGGTGCATTACGTGACGAAGTGGATAGAATAGCAGTAAGAGATAATCTAGTCCCTGCTAAAATAATAAAGAGAAATAAATTTTACGACAAACACCAAGAGGATTACCTACACAATATTTTATACCTATCGGGAAAAATAACAGAAATAACTTATCAATCAAAAATTAATATAGCATGATAAAATACACATTTATAAAGGGTAAACAAGAACCATTAATTTACTCCTTTACGCATGAAATTAGAGAGGAATACAAAAATCTAAATGCACCTAAAACCGATCCAATAGTTAACAGTGTGATAGAATCATTTAAACAACGTTCTAAGGTAGGTATTGAGAAATACGGAACAACTTTATATGACAACAATAATGACGACTATTTACAGCATTTACAAGAGGAATTGATGGATGCAGTTTTATACATAGAAAAATTAAAATCTTTAAGAATATGAGCGAATAAGAAAAAGACATCGAGAAAATTAAAGCGTTTGTAAATGGTAAATTTAAAAATCCAGATGCTGAACAATTAATTATAAACTTCATAACAATAATGAATAATGGCGAAAAGAAACAATAATACACAGTTGAAAATTCTTTTAAAGTGGCGTGATAGATTAAGAGGGAGGGGATTGAATAACGAAAATGTAAACGATAGAATCAGGTATTTACAAAATCTAATTTTTAACTATTGAAAAAATAATTTAGTTTTTTAGTACATTGTATTAAAAAAAGTATTATATTTGTACTTGTAATTTAGTGAGATTTATTACAGCAAATGAAAACATTATAAGAATCCGATAAGGAAAGCGAAATCTCACACAACGCTGACTTTATCGGATTTCATTTTTTAACTAATTTTTGTTTGTTTAAAAAAACATTCACAATTTATGGCAAATGTCAAATTAGTATTTTCAGGATCAGAAACAAGCAGAACAGAAGAACATACACTTGTTTGTTATCACAACACGCAAAATAATATTTTCATAGAAATTGAAACTTCTTATCAGGAATCGTCTTATATCTGTTTAGATCGTGCAACAGCAATTAAACTTCATAGAGAATTAAAAAAACAAATCTCTTTTATAGAAAGTGAGGTAACAAATGGCTAAGGAGTTACCATATTTCAAATTCGAACCTAATCAATGGGAAAACGGAAACGTGCAAATGTGTTCCAGAGAAGATAAAGGCTTATTTATAGACTTGTGTTCTATGTATTGGTCAAGGCTTGGAGATCTGCCTTTAAAATTAGCTATACAAAAGTTATGCGCTGGCAATGCGACCGCATTAAATTCGCTTTGTGAGGATAAAATTATCGTACTAGAAAATGGATTTATACGCATTGATTTCCTTGAAGAGCAGTTATCTGAATTTGATAATACTAGCAAACAGAACAGTAAAAACGCTAAAGAGAGATGGGAAAAGTACCGTAAACAAAAGGATGAATGCGAGCGCAATGCGACCGCATTAAATTCGCAATGCGAAAACGATGCCATAAGAGAAGATAAGATAAGAGAAGATAAGATAATAACTAATACTATAGAAGCTCGAAAATTAAAATTTTCTCAATCCCTAATCCCTTTTTTAGATTTATACGATAAGGAAATGATAAGGGACTTTTGCAACTACTGGACTGAACCTAATAAATCAAATACAAAGTTTAAACAGGAAACAGAAAAAACTTGGTCTTTAGCAAATAGGCTCGAAAGATGGAGTAGAAACAATTTTGGAACTACTAAAAAAACGAAAGATGAAAATTTTGATAAACTACTTGAATTAACAAAAGCGGTTAGGGATAAACAATACTTAGAAAGCTTAAATACAAATCAATAAAAAACAAAAAAATGGAATTACAAAACACAAACCCAAATGAGAATAAGATGAATAATCTGAAACTATCAATGTCATTCGCTTTTGAGCGCACAAGATCAGAAAAATTTGATATTACAGAAATGGTTAAAGATATTTTAACAGAATTTCCAAGAGTGTCAAGCGACAAGATAACGGAAGCAATTAGAAACGGCAGTTTAGGAAAATATGGAAGGACTTACAAGCTATCTACTCAAGAAGTTTGCTACTGGATTAGAGAGCACATCAAACCAATTAAACAAGATCGTTTATGAGTTGGATAGAAGAAAATGCACTAAAAAGAGTCTTTAACGTTTATAAGCGTTTTAAGGAACAAAAAGGCAAGCTATGGGATAATGACATAGAAGCTATTAAAACGTTAAGCACAGCCCTTGAAAATAACTCTAAACACTATGTTAACGATAATTTACTCTTTGCAAAACTATTATGTTACTGTTTAGATAAAAATCTACACTTAAACGGAGATATGAAAGCAGCTATTAAAAACGTGGCTGATGTGTTAAAAGAGCCTTTAAACGAAAGAATTGCAATGTTAACAATGAACCTAAATAATCAAGAATTAAACAACTATTTTAAAAGTTTAGGGTTAAATATAGAACATGAAAAGAAAAGCGATTTAAAGAAAGTTACACCCGAAATGGTAACTAAGATAAAAAGCAATTGGACGAGTGAAACTGTTACAAAATCATTCTACAACACAGCAAACGACTTATTAAAAGACATTAATAACTATAACTAATGAACTTCGACGAATTAAAACAAGAATTAGATACAAGTATAGTTACGGTTGACTATAGTAAAATGTTTATTGAATCGTACATTGATCCAAGCGAGGAGGTAATACATCAGCCTGTAGCTTTATCAATAGGTTATTCAAATTATAAAGGTACTAATTACCCTATCCCTTTTGGCTCATACGGTGACTTTTCATGTATCGTTGGAGCTTCTAAATCACGCAAGACTTTTTTTAAATCAATGATTGAAGCGTCTTATCTAGGAGGTAATGCAAATCAATTTTGCCCGAGTTTTAAGGGGCACGATAAGCGTGATAAGTTAGTAATATCATTTGATACCGAGCAAAGTAGATTTCATACGCAAAGGGTACAGCGTCGAGTAATGGAGATGGTAGGTGGTGATACCTATGACACTTATAAGACATTTAGACTTAGAGCCTACGAACCAAAAGAGCGTTTACAATTCATTGACTATATCATAAATGAAAGCGATTATAAAGGGCGTATAGGCTTACTTTCAATCGATGGATTTGTAGACTTGGTAACAGACTTTAATAGCTTAGAACAATCTACAAATTTAACCGAAAAGCTATTGCAGTGGACCGCAACAGGTAACATGCATATAACGGGAATCCTGCATAAAAACTTTGGAACTTCTAAACCTGTAGGTCACGTTGGATCTAGTGTGCTTAAAAAAGCTGAGACAGTTGTTTTTATAGAAAAAGAGGACAACACCAGTATTGCAAAATGCGAGTATAGCCGTAACATGCCATTTGACGACATTCATTTTGATGTAAATAGTGACTGGCTGCCTTACGAAATCGATACCAGCGTAGGGGATAGGCTGCCAAGAAATCAAACGGTTTCAAATCCTAAATTTTAAATATTTAATTTTGTAGTATTTTGTATTACAAAATTAGTATCTTTGAATATTCGATTAAAGATAAATAAATTAATCACAAATGAAAACAGAAATTATGACTGAAAAAATCTTAAAAATATTAGACAATGTTAGATATTGGGAAACTTGTTCTGATGATTATAAAGATACAATTGAACAATTCTTAGCTAACAATTCACAACCTATTAAATTGATGCAAACCGCTGTTGTAGGACAAAGCGAACAGTTAGTTTTATTTGCGGAATGGCTCCAATATAACGGTAAGTACCAATTGCCAGAAGAACAGGTAAAAACATTCCTAAAACAACAGTAAAACTAATTGCATACAACGTATACTTATTGTATAAGGAGGACTTTTACTCACAAAAAAATTAACTAATTAAATACAAACATTATGAAAGTATCATTAAAAAAAGCATTCAGTTTATTGGATGGAAGATTATCAACTGAAATAGGAGATGTTTACGAAATGTTGAATTATATATTTGACGAAAATTTTATGACGCACCAATTA